ACCAGATGAACATAAATCTTTTAATCTACTGGAATTGGATAATGGCCAGTATTGCGTCTATCCTAATAATAGAATGAGAGTTTATGATAATAGTCTCACGCCTCACGAGCCAAAGAAGCCGGACTTCAAAGTTAGTACTATTGAGTACCAAGTCGAGAATGGTAACACTACAAGACTTGGCGATACTGACGAATACTTCTGGAAAACTAAACAAGAACAATAGTTACATTTGTTAATCTCCTTTATATATAGAGCTGAAAATAAAAAAAATATTTTTTGTTAAATATAGGTGTAACTGGTGTAACTTATGTAACTCGTATCTGTAATCGTTAGTACATAAGGATTCTATGGTTACATATTTGGTTACATATTTAATTTCAAATATGTAACTTTACAATATTAGATCGATTTTGGCCTTACTAAGGGCTAAAAAGTTTTTTGCAAAAAAATATTTTCTGGTGTATATATATAGGATGAATAACTTAAAGCCTTTGAAAAAGGGTCGGGGAAGACCAAAAGCTGATCTGCATAGTAAGCTTACTAGGAAACAAGAACGCTTTGTAAAAGAGATTGTTTCTAATGATGGGATGATAACTCATAGAGAAGCTGCGATTAATGCGGGATACCCAGCATCTTCAGCTCACACTAGAGCTTATGAAATGATGAACCCTCAAATCTGTCCACATATCTGTCGAGCTATTCAAGCTTATCGAGATGAGTTGGATGAGAAATATGGCATTACTTTTAAAAGACATTTACGAGATTTACAAAGAATTAGAGATATGGCTATAGAAAACGGGGCATATTCAGCCGCAGTTCAAGCTGAGTATAGAAGAGGCCAAGCTAATGGTAATATCTATATTAACAAATCTGAAATCCGTCACGGGACTATAGATAGTATGTCTAAGGATGAAGTCCTGAAAGCTTTAAAAGAGTTGAGACAAAATGAACCGAAATACGCTGAAGACGTTATTGAACACGAGGACAACAAATCCGATAAAGAAGGAAGCGGGTCTGTACGAACAATTAAAGAGAGCCTCACTACAATACAGTAAACCCATAAGACTTAGTAGAATAGAAAACTGGATGACCCTTGGCCTTCCGGATTTACTTATTTGTGACCACAACCATAAATTTCATTTTGTAGAATTAAAATATGTAAAGTTTAATGCAGTTAATTTAAGCCCTCAGCAAATTAGTTGGATTACCCTACATAAGGGAGCTTCCGTTTGGATATTAGTTAAAAGCACTAAAGGCCTTCACCTTTATAGAGCTGACCAAGCCATAGAGCTGAAAGAACAAGGAATAAAATTAGAGCCACATTTCTTTTGTCCTGAGCCTTTTGACTGGCAAAAAACTTTTGACTTGATCTTATAGAAAAAATCGCATATCGTTATTTCAACTTAAACAAATAGCTTGGAGGCTAGATATGACTAAATTCAAAACTAATATTCCAAAGGATTTTGGAAACGAGTATAAAGACAAGCATTGTTACACTCCCGTATATGATGAGGAACAAGGCTATAGAGTGGCTAAGGTTACTTATAATGAAACTGGTTACCGACCTTTGGGTAAAGCTAATCCAAATGACCCGCATGAATTAGATAAATTTTGTGGAACTTACGAGCATTGTAGACAAGTGTGCGATAATTTTAATAAACATATTAACGTCAGCCGTGACTTAGAAAAGAAATTAGTTTGGCTTTCTATGGAATTGCAAAAGGACTTAGAAGATTTGCAAATAGAAGTTGTGGGAGGACAATAATGTTTAAAATAACAATTATAGATAATAATGGTAAGAAACGTGAGTTTAATAATTTACCTAGTTTAATAGCTTATGCCAATTCATTTCAAATGTCTTGGTTACCTGATGGATTTTCTTGGTACATACAAGAACCTTCAACAGATTTTGTAGACGATCTTGAGAAAATGAAAGATTTTTTTAAAATAACAAAAGAAGAGTTTTTAAATTCATATTCTTATGTAAACGAAGCTGAATATGATGCTACGGCCGAAAAAGTAATTAAAGAAAATATTAAATTTGAAGATTTATTTCCTTTAAAACAATACACCGTTAAATTTGATTTTAGTGTATGGTTTGATCGTAACTTTTCTATTGAAGCTACTTCTCAAGAAGAAGCTGAGGAAAAGTCACAAAAGCTTAAAGATGATTTACAAGAACACATAACTTCAGAAAATATTTTTGAAATCAAGGATTGGACTCTCGGTGATTTTAGATTTGATACTGTTTATGTTCAGGAGGATTAAATGAAGAATGTATTTTTTAAAGATTATGTTCAAATAACTTTACCAAATAATTTAACAGATGATTTTGAACATTTAATTGGAGCTTTTAATGAGCCGTTAGAAGAAAACTTTGGTGTTCGTATTTGTTATGATCAAGAAGAAAATGTTTTTTCAGGGTTTGCTCTTTTAAATCAAGGAGAAACAAATAATTTTATTTTAAAGGCTTTTAAAGACGGTGTAGCTGATGCTTTACAAGCGGGTTATCAAGCTGAATTTCATGAACATATGCATTATTATAAACAAGGTTATGATTTTGGTATCTCACAATATTCAGAACTTAAAAAATTGGAGGGTGATTATGAATAAAGAAGTAATTAAAAAAGCCGTGGCCTCCGCTCGGTATTTCAAAAACAAAAAAGAAACTGATATGTGGCATTGTATTTGGCATGAGGGCAAACCTTATGATTATCATTTAATTCTAGATAATTATGGGGCTAACGGTGAGCTTTTATATGAGGTAGATATATATTCTGTACCAAAATTAAAAAATGGGGAATGGGCTAACTTAAATGATTTAGTACATTTACATACTCACACTTTACCCTTTAACCCAAATCTTTTTGAAAAAGGAGAAATCGATGAATAAAGAAGATAAAATTTTAAAAACTTTAAACCCTGATTTTGGTCAGCTGAGATTAACCAATACAATGTTAAATAAATCTATAATAGATGCGAATACTAGTATCAGGAGATTTGCAAAACTATTTGGAATTGATTTTGATACAATGGTAAACGGCGAAAAGCATAAGTTATTGGCCTATTATGAAGATGATACAGTTTGTACTATTTCATTTTACAAAACTGTAAATCGAGGCGATAGAAGATTATCTATTTCAGGAATAAAGAAAAAAGCTGAAATAAATGATTTGATAGCTTTCAATTATAAAAGAATAATTTTAGATAATGATTTACAAGAAAACGTAATTGTCATAAACGTAACGGCCAAAGCCGAGAATAGGAAAATTGCATAATGTTTATATTACACTATTTATTTAAATTTTTATTTGGCGAAGATTATGAAAAACATATGAAAAATTCTCGGAATAGAGGGAGGCGAAAACGATAACAAAAGGCGGGCATTTGACCCGCCTATTTTTTTATGTATAATAGCTATGCGATAAATCACATAATAGGAGAAAATAATGATTAAATTAGTCAAAAATTCTACTGCAAAAAAAACAACTTATTGTGCAGTCACATATAGAGCGGGAGGCCAAGATAAATTTGCAACTTGCCCGAAAACTTGTAATTTAAAGCCCGACACGTCAGCGGGGGCAACTGAAATAGATTATAGTTATTTAGATGCAGTATCTGATTCCGTTCCAAAAGGCGGCGTTAGTTTTACTTATTCACATTTTAACCCTAAATATTGGAAACATAAACTTAGAGCGGGTAAAACGGCTATAAACTATTCAGCAAAAAATATTTCGGATATGTTATTTCATTCATTTGTACCCGTTGTAATAAATGTTAAAGAAACATTTTGGAAAACAAATGGTAAATCAGAAACAGTAAATGATTTTAAAATTGTTAGATGTCCCGCAGAATACAATAAATCAAATTGTAGGGACTGCGGAAATGGAAAACCCTTATGTAGCCGTATTGATAGAGATTATGCGATAGGATTTACAGATCATGGAACATATAAGAAAAAAGCGGGTAGTGAAACTGAAGACGGCGGGTGCTATGCAACGGCGGGCAATGTAAAACTACATTGGGAGGCAACAACCAAAGGAGCTGATACCGAGCGGGACGAAATAAAACTTTTAAAATTTGCTCAGGAATTACCTTATGGAACAGTTTTAAGACATCATATAGCAGGAGATTTTGGGAAAGTTTGAGCTTTCAAAAATTCAATTTGACTATGTATGCGAAAAATCTTATATTAATAAGCGGGGATTAACCCCGCTTTTTGCATTTTAACAAATAGGAGAAAAATTATGCATAATATCGAAAACGAAAATAACACTTTAGAGAAGCTTTTAATTAGGATTAAAGATACAAACGCTAGAAAACAAGATTTTATAGCACCGACTAAAGAGCTTCAATTTAGAACGGTTGAAATTGATGACCAACCGCAAAGCGAAATTGTTATAGAAGGTAACGGCGGGGAGCCGACACGCTTTTTAAAAGTTAATGATTTATGTTTTGATCAAATAGCTCAAAAGAACGGCTTAGATGTTAGAACGGCTAGACGTTTACAATCTGAATATTCTAGAGAATACGATTCTTTAACAAATGCTATATGGCAAAAAGAAAATAACAAACGTATGATCAGGACTTATGATGATCCGCAACAAGGAATGAACCCAAGCGGTACCGCTAGAGCTTTTTTATCTGATAAGTTTAAAACTTTTGATAATTCTGATTTATTAGAATCTGCTTTACCTCAGCTTATGGAATCCGAGGCAAATTGGAAAATTGTTAATTGTGCAGTTACTCAAAAGAAAATGTACATACGTTTAAAATCTGAACTCATTACGGGAACGGGAGCTAATGTTAATGACATTATGGCGCATGGAATAGGGCTTTCTAATTCTGAAACGGGAGCGGGCAGTATTTCAGCTTTTGGGATTAATTGGACGTTAGCTTGCCTTAATGGAATGCAGACACAAAATATAACAAGAAAATCACATATAACGTCAGCTCGAGACGGGGACACTTGGAATATTTTGACCGACGAAACTAAACAAGCTGATAATCATAGCCTAAAATTACAACTCAGGGATATTGTCAGCTCATATGCTAGCAGAGATACTTTTGATGAAAATCTTGAAAAAATGAGATTAGCTTCTGAAGATACAATTAATGTTGAAGCGAGCGAAGCCGTCGAAAATTTAGGAAAAGTTTTAACTTTATCTAAAAAGGAAACTAGCAACGTATTAGACGGATTGTTAAAAACTATTGGACAAGCGGGTTATGAAAACGACAAGCCCGTTAATAGGGCAACTTTTGTTAATGCAGTAACTAGAGTCGGTAATACTGCCAAAGCTGATGATGTTGACTTTTGGCAAAAACTAGGCGGGCAAGTTTTAAACATGAAAAAAACCGATTGGAATAGAGTCGCTATGGCATCATAATTTTTTATACATTTAAAGCCGATTTAAGCCCCGTAGAGATACGGGGCTTTTCTTTTTGGTTAATATATGCGATAAACTATATAACTTTAATAAATAGGAGAAAAAACTATGGCTAGATTTATATTAGACGTAGCGAGTAAAGGCCCCAAGATATCCCATGAAGAACTTAAACAAGTTATAGATATTCATAACGATTATTTTGGCGGGTTTGTTTCTACAATAATTTTAGTAGATGATACCAACGAAAATCAGTTTTATTATGAAGAACTTGAAGACGATCCATCATTAAACGATTTAAACGAAGAACAAATTAATAACTTTAAAAAATTAAATAGAGAGCTTTTTAACGAATATTTATAAATAGGAGACTAAGATTATGCAATTTTCAGAATGGACAAAAAAACTAGGTCAGCAATGTTGGAGCGATCCCGACACACACACCACTTTTTGCGGGAAGCCCCAATTAGGCAATAATTATGCGGATTTAATAAAAGATGAATTTAAAACGCCTTGTAAAACTTGTTTAGATATTATTGACGCTAGATATGTTGATACTAATAAACTTGAGAATAACTTAAAAAAAGCGGGCTTAAATGTGATTGTATTTGATTAAAATATTAAGAGCTGCTCTTTTTATAAAAGCCCCGTATTTTTTGCGGGGCTTTTCTTTTATATAAAACTATGCGATAAAATGGGATAACTTTAATTAATCAATAGGAGATTTTAAAAATGATTAATAACAAACAAATAAAAACTATTAATAATATGTATGATAGTTTTCAATTTATGAACAATATTACTTGGACTAAACACCGAGACGAAATTTATAAATTAGAATTAGGTTACGAAAAAGGACACCGTAATTTTTGTTATGGTCGAGATTATGGGAAATTCACGGCGAATTTATCAGCAAAGTTTTTTACTTGTCGTCATATGTTTGACGCCATCACCGCTTATAATAAATTTATAAATGAGAATGAGAGTCGGGGCTTGTATAAAGTTAAAGATTACCTTGGAATTAAAACAAGTATTTTCCACGCACAAGCTTTTGTAGAGAATTACCAAAAGCAGATCCAAGACTTTTTGCAATTTCAATTAGCCTCAGATTTATTTTTAGATTTTGATAAATTGGATTATATGAATCTTGTAGAGCTTGAGGACGTGGCCTAATGCGTAAATTTATATCTCTTTTATGCAATGTTTTATTTATGCCAATTATGATTATATTTGCTATTTTTATTCTTTTAATTGCTAATCATATTTAAAAATTAAAGAACATTTAAAGCCGATTTAAGCCCCGTTTAGCGGGGCTTTTTTCTTGCCCGATCTAATCAGTATTAAATAGTTAAACAAGCCCGCCACGGCCGACCAGACACAGCTCCAAACGTATGGCCGGTGAATCATGTATTAATATAAATGTTTTAATGGGTACGGTTGGAGATCCGCAAGCCGTCAGCCGTGGGACGTGGAACTAATACCAGTAATTATAACCCACGATCTAATCCCGGTTAACAGCTGTTAAAGATTTAAACCCCGGGGAACAGCTGACAAGATCCGCAAGACATCAGGACGGGTTAAAGAGCTGCTCTTTTTATAATCCCTGATCCGTGATTCTAGCCCCGCCAATCAGCTGTAAAACGTGAAGGAAAAATTAAAAATAATAAAATTGCTTCATTAATTATTTAAAAAAATGATGAAGGTACCCTATCCAATAGAGGCTAAAAAACTATAAAAAAAACAGTTGACAACAAAAACGAATCGGGGCCCACAGGTTTTCTGCACAAGGGCATGTGCCAAGTTTTTCACAAACAATCACAAATAATTTGATATAGTCGTTAACTATATTATAATAAACCATAAATCGCATATAATTTTAAGTTAAAGGGACCCCTATATGGATGGTACAATGCAAGACGAAAGGCTCTTAAAACTCGAACTAAGATTAGCTCAGTTAGAGAAGAACGAAGAGTGCCAAAAAACATTTTTAACTTTTGTAAAAAGTATCTGGCCGAGCTTTATTCAAGGTAGGCACCATGAGATAATTGCAGAAAAATTAGAAAGAGTAGCTAGGGGTGAATTAAAAAGATTAATAATCAACATGGCACCGCGACACACGAAATCTGAGTTTGCATCCTTTTTGTTTCCGGCGTGGATGATGGGCCGCAGCCCGAACATGAAGATCATTCAGGCCACACATACGACAGAGCTTGCTGTTAATTTTGGTAGAAAGGTCAAGAACCTTTTGGAGACGGACGAGTTCAAGACAGTATTTCCAGATGTAAGCTTGGCGGTAGATAGTAAAGCGTCCGGAAGATGGGATACGAATAAGGGTGGTATGTATTATGCGGTGGGTGTTGGCTCGAACTTAGCTGGTCGTGGTGGAGATTTAATCATAATCGATGATCCTCACTCGGAACAGACGGCTATGAGTAACAATGGTTTTGAAGATGCGTGGGATTGGTATACTGGGGGCCCCCGACAGAGGCTCCAGCCGGGAGGTAGTATAGTTATAGTTCAAACGAGGTGGTCAGAAAAGGATTTGACGGGTCAGTTGGTTCGCTCAATGGCAAAGGATCCCCTAGCGGATCAGTGGGAGATAGTGGAATTGCCTGCTATTTTTGATAATGGGGAACCTTGTTGGCCTGAATATTGGAGTTTAGATGATTTAACGGCGGTAAAAGCGTCTATTCCGCCTAGTAAATGGAATGCACAGTACCAGCAGCAGCCTACTGGTGAAGAAAATGCGATAATTAAGAGAGAATGGTGGCGGAAATGGGAGAAAAAGAGTGTTCCTAACCTACAATATGTGATTCAAAGCTATGATACGGCTTTCTCGAAACGTGAAACGGCTGACTTTAGTGCGATAACGACATGGGGAGTGTTTTATCCAGAGGAAGTAGGGGGTCAACCTGCTTTAATTTTGCTTGATAGTGTGAAAGACAGGTGGGATTTCCCGGAATTGAAGAATATTGCCTTAGAGCAGTATAATTATTGGGACCCCGAGACAGTAATTATAGAAGCGAAGGCTACGGGGCTGCCGCTCACACATGAATTGCGTAATATGGGAATACCTGTTGTTAACTTTACACCGAGTAAAGGTAATGATAAGGTATCGAGAGTACATGCGGTGTCTCCTTTGTTTGAAGCAGGGATGGTTTGGGTCCCTGACGAGACTTTCGCGGATGAGATGATAGAAGAGGTTGCAGCTTTTCCAAATGGAGAGTATGATGACCTTGTGGATAGCATGACACAGGCCTTAATGCGCTATCGTCAGGGTAATTTTGTACAGCTACCGACTGACGATTGGGAAGAAGGCGATGGGTCGGCTCAGGTAAGGGCTTATTATTGAGGTGAACATGGCTGATAGTGTAGTACGCAACGCAACTAAAGAAGACGATTCTAATATTGGTTATGATGATATTGTAAGGATGTTAGAAGAAGACCCATATGCGTTGGATCCTCTGGATCAAGATACTACGACAGCTCCTGAAGAATTTGACGAGCCTATGGAAGAAATAGGTAAGAAACTTTTTCAATTCGATGGTAGCGAGTCAGAAGGCGGCTTGGCGGATGCTCCTTTAGGTGGTATTGATCTGTTGAACACTAACTACGTCAAACCAAAGTATATACCTTTGGAATATGGCGGGTCCCCCGGAATAGAGAGTATAATGAAGAAAACCACTATTGAGATGCAGGAGATACCTGCTGACAGAAAGATGTTGGTAATGAACCGCATCATGAAACAAGGTGGTGTAACCCAATCCCGCGACCCACGGCTCATGGCTCAGTTAGCACAGGTTCTTGGAAGAGATGGCTAAGGATCAACAAAATTATAGAGACGTTTTATCTCGTTTAGAAGCTAAGGACAAAAAAGGTACTTCTATAGAAGATGCGTATGATGTTTTATCTTTTTTACCCGGCACGGGTGAAGCTATAGCGGCATACGAGCTGCCGGAAGTTTTGTCTCAAAGCGGTAAAATGATTTCTAGTGATGATTTTGTAGAAGCAGCGGCTGGCACTGGTCTGGCGACTTTAGGTGTTGCAAGTGTTTTACCCGGCGTAGGTCCTGTAGCTAGATATGTAAAAAAAGGGATTGAGGGTTTTATACCTTATTTGGGACCCAAGACAGCCACAGCTGGGGGCCCTGATATAGATTCAAGTGTTATGAAGATGGAAGGCGATACGTCAGGTGTGTCGGCTGTCCCTGATGATTTGAATTTAGGCTCGGGCAGTTTATTTGCACCAGAAAGTAAGAAAAACAGACGTTTATTGGTTTTATCTTGTAGTGACACAAAATGTCCTGATGTTGGGGATAAAGAAGCGATTGACCGTTATCTGGGTCCCGTGTTTCAAAGTTTAAAATCAATGGGTATCCCTTCGGATGTTGATGTAGCTATAATGTCTGCCAAACACGGATTGATAAGGGCAGATACTCCTATAGAAAATTATAATGACAAGATGAGTCCTAAGAAAGCAGAGTTGTTCAAGCAAGATGCTTCTCAAATGAATAGGATCAAAAATACTTTAGAGGGCTATGATAATGTTATTGTTCAGGGAGGTAAGGATTATAAGGATGTGATACAGGCGGCAGTGGGGGATGCTAAAATAACTGAAGTTCCCGGCGGTCGAGGTATTGGAGACCAAAGAAAAGATATGAAAGAGGCTGTTGCTTTTGGTAAGATAGATACACCTGTGTATCATTTTTCCCGTAACACGGACCCTGGTTTTACTAAGTTTGATCCAGACAAAGCCCCGGCTGCCTTAGACGGTCTTGGTATACATGTAGGATCCACCCCTAAAGCTGCTGAAGATAGGTTTATGGATTTAACTTTTGGTTTTGGTGGAAGACTAAACGCAAGAAATTTAGCTAAAGAAAAGGGTATTGATTACGACACTGCCATAGGACAAATGGGGTTACCTAATGTTGAAGGTAATGTAGGCTATCAAAAAATAGGCTCTGGTCAATTTTCACTACCTATACCAAGAAAAACTTTAGGGGGATCTATACCTTTAAAAGCAGACCTAAGTAACCCTTATATACCCGAAGGTAATTTCAAAAGAAGTCAAGATCCGAAACAATGGCAAGAAAGTGAGCTAACAGATCATCTTTTAGATAAGTATAATGAAGATCGTGGAACAACCTTTACTATGCAAGATTTGGTCGGAGACAAACCAAACTTTCCTTTTGGGGACTTTCGTAAGTTTATAGGAGAGTTTCGAAAAGATTTATCAAAAGAAGGTTTTACGCATCTTCCGTATTATAATGATGTAGAAGATGTAGCGTCTACCTCATATATAATGTTGACAGACAGACCAAAAGGCAGCACTAAAGTATTACAAAGCCCCTTTGCTAAGAAAGATCCTAAAAAGTTTGATGATCCTGATATAATGAAAGAGGATGGCGGCGTAGTAAGTTTGAAAGACAAAGCGG